CTCTACCACTGCTCCCTCAAATTTATCAGAATGTTTGTCAGCCGTATGAAAACTACTAAACGGGTAAGCACGTTTCTTATCCCAAGTTGTGAGAATTGTAGAATTGCTAGTATCACCTAAAGGTTCCTTTAAGTAAAGTTTGCCTATTTTAACTCTGTACAACGGCTCTTTCTCGACCTCGTAGCCGTCTTTCATGCGGATGAGGGTTTCGATTGGTTTGTTTTCAGCATTATCAAGCCAATTTTCAAAATCTGTCTCGTGTGGGTATCTTTTACCGTCCAATTCTCTAATTGCCGTAAAAATCGCTAAATCTAGTGCATGTTTATTATCCTCAAACCACTCCGCCACAAACTTAGGCACCACTGGTTTCTGATGTTCACCAGTCTTACCAAATACAGCATTATCTAAAGTGTTTCTCAAGCTTTGTGCCGATTCAGGATAAGCCTCAGCTACCTTATTCCAAGCTTGTTCGTCTGTAATTTTTGATTCATTTAGTCTTTTCACCAACTTTAAAGATACTTCATAAGCGCCGTACCTTCCTTGACCATGCTCATCCATAGCGTTCTCATAACTCTTTACATATTTAGCTAATTCATCAATCAATTCTTGTTTATTCATCGCTGTTCATCCCCCGATAACTCTGGATTTTCGTAGATATTTCCGATAACATTTAAATTGCGATAATCCGTCAGGAAATTACCGGCATCCCATTTAAAACAAAATTGAGCGTAATCTTTGTCATATACAACTTCACAAGCTTCAAATGTTTCCCAATCACCATTTAAATTATCGTCATGCTCTACCAAATCCCCTTCAAATATCTCCACACCATTCTTGTCTTTCATTCCTGTGGATTGCATAAGCACATATTTATCTGGAGCCATTTCAGCATGAGTGATCAACCTTCCTGCTTGCCCATATTTCATTTCTTGTCCAATTGTTTTACCTTTAAATGGTGTGTACCACGCTCGAAATCTCGGTATCATTCGCTGTCCTCCTCGTATTTTTCAATCAATTCCATTACTTTTTTCACTATTTCAAACTCAACCGCTTTTGATTCTTCGAAATCATGAACAATTTCTGGAAACAGTACATCATCAACTACCCACAAAATAATCTGGCGCTTTCCACCAAAATTTATGATTAGATGGTCCGATTCCACAGATAGTGTTGCTCCTGATTCGATATCATATAAATCCATGCTGAATTGAATGAGTTTTTTTATCATTTGCTGTCCTCCTGTGTTTTAGCATTGATATAAAACGAAAGGTACTCTTTGTAATCGATTGGTTCTAGCTCTTCTTCATTTCTTTCTGGTTCAGCTCTTAGACTTACGTATAATTGTCCATCAATAGAATGTACGCCACTCACATTGTTCATGCCATATTGCGTAAGCAGTTCAAATCGGTAATTTGATTGTGCAGAATTAAATGCTTCTATTTCTTCTCCAATCATGTCATTTAGCCTTTTCAAAGTACGGCTTTTCTTTTTTAAAATTCGGTAGCCTTGACTTTCCTCTTTCTTTAACTCACTTTCAAATTCTATTTCGGCTTGACTACCAATTTCAATTCCCATACGAGTCGTTGTCCACATACCTAAAACACCACCATTAAAACATGGAAATTCGACAAATATTTGCTTCATGGATACATCTAATACTTCTCTTTGCTGTTCTGTTTCTGCATATAGACGATTTAATTTAGAATATTCCTTAACTCTATATACTGGTTCATTTAAAACGCTTGCCATTTTTTCTCCTCCACATACTTAAACTGACGACCTTTCGAATCAACGTTCTCGCGTTTAGCCCTATCCCAAATAATATTTTTACTCAGTCTAGTAATCTCAGATAGCTGTTCAACGGTACCTGTTACTAAAATTCGGTCATCATGCCAGATTGCAATCTTTCTCGGCGTTCTCCGTTTGGTTTTTTCAGTCCACATTGATTTACCAAGCTTTTGGACTTCTGCAACTATTTCTTTGTCTTCTTGCCAATTCTCAGAATGTGTCAGTTCGATGATTCGTTTCATTGCTGCTTTCTTATCCATCCTGAAGTTCTCCTTTCAATAATTTGAGTACTTGATCAAGTGCGCTCTCACGTCCGCCATGAAACGTGTTGAGCCACTTGTCTTCGTACGACACACTTTGTCTTAAAGCTTCTTGATGCATTAATTCGATCTGTGCTGTAAATGTCTTTAGGTCCATCTTGTTTACACCTGCTCAAGTTCATTAAGATGTTTTTGCAAGCCTTTAACACAATCAACAAATAGTAATCTGGTATATGCTAAATTTCTTAATTGTGTTGTATCGATATAGAGTGCGAAATAGTATCTGAGTTTACTCCAACTCGAACGATCATTCTTAATCCCTTCGATTCCAGCTTCATCAAGTTGTTCATAAACGTCTCTCAGGATGTCTATTTCCTCGCCCTTTTTATAGTTCGATATTTCATTAATTAGTTCTAGATAATCGATTTTCAATTTTCCACCTCTTAAAATGGTGCTTTTGATTGTCTATTAGCTCTTTCTAGCGCTTTTTTCTTGAGATAGGCTTCTTGGTCGATTGCCCATTCAGGAAGCTTCTCTCGTCTTCCTGTGCGCTTGTATCCACTGCTTGCGTTCTTAGGTTCACTTTTTTCTTTCCTTGCCCAACTTCGAATAGTTGCCAAATAGTTTTTATAAGTCTTACCAGATGATTCACAATACTCTGACAGTCGTTCGATTCGCTCTTGGTAATCATTAGGGAATTCTGTTTTGAGTTTCTCCATTTGGTCTTCTGACAAAAGCACATTTTTATACTCTCCGTATTTATGACGGATAGGCTTAGCCTTCGTTTTTTTCGAAGGCGTTATATCTTTTATCTCTTTACTAACCTTACCTAACCTAACCTTACCTAACCTAACCTGTGTATCCATTTGGTGTACCGTTTGGTTGTCATCTGGTATACCAAGTTTTTCATCATGTTTAGGAATTTCTTCTGCAAATGTGTAAGCCTTGTTATCTTTGTCCGCTAGTAAAGCTTTTTCATCCTGATATAACGTAGGTTTGTAGCGATCATTACGAATATAGTTGTGTATTTTCCAATGTTTAATGACGATCACGCCACTCTCGAAAACTAAGATGAATCTTTTTGCCATAAGCAGTTTTAAATCATCATCACCACAACCAACCATACGTTGTATTTTTTTGGGATTATTAATAAATCCGTCATCATCTGCGCGCATTGATAGATGGAAATATAATGCCTGTGTCGATAAAGGCATATCTAGGAATGCATCAGAATCAATAATTGTCTTTGCGAACATTCTTCTTTCTGCCAAAATTATTCCTCCTCTAGCTGAGATAATGTATGCGATAAATATGCCAATACTGCTAAAGTATCTTGCGAAGTAAGTTGATACTCAGGTTCATACATTTCATCAACAAACCTGATTTGAGCACGTTCATGCGAATAATCTTGACCACACCATCGACGGATTGTTCTCGAATGACCACTCCGAAACCCCTCGTTATACCAATAACCAAACACCTCTTTTTCTTCGAGCATTACAGGTAGATTTCCTTTTTCAATAGTTTTTATAGCGAATTTTAAAAGTGAACGCAGCTCTTTTTCCCATTCTTTATATCGTCTTATTTCAACTAGTTGCGTACCGATAGCTACATTCTCATCATGATTATTAAATTGCTCAATATATGACTTCTGCAATTTAATCTCTTTGAGGAGTTCTTCTTCATTCTTTGCAAACTCTTTTCTAAGTTTATTTAGACTATCTTCGACTTCTTTTAATTTTTTAAAATTATCATTAATTGTTCTCACTTTTATCCTCCAATATTTAACTTTTTGATTGTCTCTCGGTTTAACTTAATCCCTTTGATTTGATATTTATTTTTGAAATTGATCACACCTATTTTGTGTTTCTCTGTGTGATGGATTCTGCAGAGTGCTGCAAATGTGTACTCTGAATGATCAACTTCTTTGCGCTTTCGTCTTCCCAGCGCTTTGTCAAAGTGATCGATGTCAGCTCCTGTTTTGCCACAGATGCAACAAACTCTTTTTGTAATGCATTTGTAGAAGTAATATTCTTGATTCGCTGGTAAAATCTCATAGCCTTCTTTGAAAGGAATATGATGTTCAAAGATGAAATCTAAGATGATATTTGCTAAGACATTAGCATCACTCACAGTTGTATTCGATTCGTCTTTGAGGCTTATTTTGCGCCCTGTGACGCCTTCAAAACGGAAGTAGAAGAATTCCTTCCAGAAGTCCGTTGGCATGCCTGTATCGATGAAAATATCGCCTATGAGCGCATAGATGAAGTTTCGTTGCTGTACTGTGAAACGTCTAGGATCAATAAAACGAATTTCAATAACTCGATCACCATCGTAGCCGTCGTACATCGTCTTCAAACGTTCGATGTTCACTTCTTCATTGATCGTTGCACCTATGTCTTTTCCTTTGAGCTTTTTCAGAACCGCTGAATATGAATCGATTAATGGTTTAAACACTCATATCACTTCTCTTTTGTTTCTTCTCTGTACTGATCTTCAAGCCAATTAACGCCTCGTTTTAGAATGCCCAAGTCTCTCTTGGTCCATTTACTGTCATCAGCGGTTATGGAAGCTGCATCAGTCAATGCAACAATTGCTTCATCAATCGATTTTTCGTACTTGTTAGCAACCAGTTGTAAAGCATCTAAGAATAGCTTTTTGCTTCTTTGGCTAGCTGGTTCAAGCATCGAGACATCTTCTGGCATATCTTCGCCAGCAAATATATATAGCCCTAGCCCAAACATCGCTAGATTTTTTACAAGACAACGCATGATTGTTTTATTGATATCAAACATAGTTGCTGCTTCAACTCGCTTTTCGATTTTTCCAACAATCTCTTTTTTCTTCGTTTCGTTATTCCACTGATAATCATTGACTTCGTAGGTATATGGCTCATCTTTCATTGCCTTGTTTGCACCATCCATGACTGGTAACCACATGTCACGCTTTACTCCGTTGACTGTGATACTGGTAAAAACCATATAGCCTGTTTTTTCATCAAAGAGGTATGGACGATGCGTTTCTGGATCACGATAGATTTCGTAGTCTATTTCTTCGCAAATTTTGCTGACTTCTGCCCAAGCCCATGCCCACGAAAGATAAGTGAGGTTATTTCGTTTTTCAGTAACACCTTTAACATTTATTTTGTATAAGCTATTAAAAAGCGTATTATCACTTCTATTTTTCAAAGGTTGTTCCTTTTCACTCATCAAATTCTGCCTCCATTTCAGCAATGTATTTCTTACCTGATCCGTAATAAGAGATATCAATCAAGTTATCTCTGTCATACTCTTCTAATGCATCAGTCAAGCCATCTTCGATGACGTAAATATATTCAGGTTTGTTTGAATGTTTTGATAGATGAATAAGGTAAACATGATCCCAAATACTCACAAAATTTCCCAAGTCATCTTGATCACATGATAGTTCTTCATTCGTCAAAAGATTTCGTCTGATTTTTCGATTATTTGTTTCCTTGACATTCGATTTGCCCCAACTAGGATCAGTCAAATATTGATCTAGAGTGGAAAGTTCATTTTCCATGTGGTAACATCTCCTTATGATGTATTTTCTTTGTGACTCATTGCTTTGGTCGGCTGAGTCACTTTTTTATTTGTTGCCATGCTTTTTGCTTTTCGATATGTTGCTTGCTTAAAATAATAGGGCGGCTATTTGCCCACCAATTATCAGCAATCACTTTACCGATTTTTAGCGCTTCTTCTCGTGCCATAGTTGCTCCTTTCTTTTGAATCAAGCAGATTGATTAAAACCATCAATGCTGCGAACAAGCTTCCCCCGATAATACTTTGGTGCGCTACAATCACTAATAACCCCAAAATGAATCCTATAAAAAGTGTGTCTGTCTTCTTCATAATCTAATCTCCCTATTTTTTATTTCTAGCATTCTCAAATCCTCAAGTTCAGAAGCAATTAGTTCAGCTTGTCTATCTGATAGCTCATCGGCTTTTCTAAGCGCTGCACGGTCATCTTGTAATTGTTTCCTGCGTTGTTTAATCAAACCGAGAATTTGATGTTCTTGTTGCAATGTGTAGGACATAAAATCATTCTCCTTTGCCTTTAGAACTCAAAGTTTTCTTTCAAAAATCTTTGGAGTTCCGATCGTTCAATTCTGATGTCTAACTTGCTCCACTGCTGTGTTTTTAAGCCTAGGTTTATCCAATGTGTTAATTTGTCATCACCAATGCCTAAAATTTTTTTCACCTCTGATTTGTTTGGATACGGAGGAAGCTCCACTGACTTGTTCATTACCTTCAGTCGTTCATCAAGTGCATCTAAAACCTTTCTTACTATTTGTTCTGTCAACTCACCTGCTATCAATTCATCTGGTACTGTAATCTTCATCAAATTTTCCTCCTAATATTTTTGTTTACTTTTTACTCTGAAAATAATCAACTTGCTTCCTTCAAAACATCTGAAGGAGATAATATTTTTACACGATATTTATTTGCGTCTTTCCATTTTAAAAACCAAATAAAAGTGTGGTAATGAATAAATGTGGTTGAATGTCCTGGACGAACAATTCCTTCTGAAAATTCAGGAATTGTTTCCATTTCCTTGCAGTATTCAACTAAAGTAGTTTTTGACATGCCGTGGAACTTCTCCAAGATTAAACTTTGTCGGTACCAGTCGTCTGGTTTTACTGCCTTCTCAGCAGCTTCTATCAACTCTGAAAGTGTTGGTTTTTTCACTTATTACCCCTCCTAAAAATTATCGTTCCATACTCGATGTTTAATTGCGTAATCTTTTACTACAGATAAATAGATTTCGACTAGTTTTTTATCATCAGCTATCACATCTACCTGATTAAGTTTGTCACGCTTTGATTTACAAACTCCTTCATCTGCCATTCTGCGGCGTTTATTTGTCACACGTTGAGAAAGATTAGCTCCAGCTCGTCGTTCAACTTCCTTATAAATTTCATTGCGGACAGTTCTATGGGCACCGCCACCACCTTGCACGCGAGCAACTTGATTTATCAATGAGTTTGCATTTTTACGCCAATCGAGAGTATTTAGCGCTATAATTTCTGATACGCTATCTATTTTCGCTTCCAATTGCTTTGTAGCAATTTCTTGTTTAGCTACTGCAGTGAATATTCCTTGAAACATTTGAAGTTCTGGACTCAAATTCGAAGTATCAAGTAACTGTTGTTTATATTCTTTTTCTACTTGAATAAAATATTGACGAGCTTGTTTACCTTTCTCTGTTCGTTGAATCATTGAAATTTCTTTTGCCATATCGAGTTTCATTGCGTGATCAATACGTGGGCGTCCTCCAAGTTTATCGGATTTTTCCGATAAACCTATAAAATCAACATTTTCATCAAATCCATAAGTTATCATCCGCTTAAACCAATCTGTGTAATTGTCCTTTACTTCTAAAAATTCATGCAACTCTCTACCTCTTACCAATTGCTCATTGTTCTCGTTTGTTGTTACTTTGATTAGTTCTTTCATTTTGTTTCCCCTCCTACCGAATTCGATAATCGCGAATGATTTCTAAGATAGTTTTATTAGCTTTCGGCCCACTCCAATGGCCATCAATAATTTGCTGCATTCGAACACGCGTATATCCATATGCAGTAGCTAAATCTTCCATAGTTACTCCGTTTTCTCGCATAAAATTTTTAATTGCAGCACGTCCATTATCTAGGTTTGACATCTATTCACTTCCCTTACATATATATTTGTAAGTTAAAATGATAGAAAAAACGTTTAAAACTATTGACTAACAGTATACAATCGTATACTATATAAACATAGTTAAATAAGCCTACAACAAACCATTTATTATGCAATCGGTCGCCAAACTTAATGCTATAAGGTGTGTTTTTAGTTTGCTTTTTTCTATCAAATTAACTTACAAACAAATAATAATACAAACTTATACTTATGTCAACAGTATAATTTACATTTTGTATACTTTTATTTGTTTAGGATTGGAGAACATTATTATGACACTGTTTGAAAGGATAAAATCATTAGCTAACCAAAGAGATAAAAGCATGAAAGAAGTCGCTTTAGAATTAGGATTTAGCGAAAATCTTTTCTATCGATGGAAAACAACAGAACCTAAAGCAAGAGATTTACAAAAGGTAGCTGACTATTTCGATGTCTCTGTAGACTACCTTCTAGGTAGAGAAGAAAAAGAGACCCCTAAACATGTGGATTTGTCAGAAGACGATACTGTATTCTCTTTTGACGGAAAAGAAATATCTAAGGAGACAATGCGTAAAGCGATTGCAATTGCTAAAGCTTTAGAAGAAAACAAATAGTTGGAGTGATGGTTTATATGTATTTGAAATTGAAAGAAATGTTGAGCGAATACAATTTGAAAGTAGTTTATATGGAAATGAAAGAGCCTGGTTTCTACTATCCAAAACCCAGAATCATTTTTTTGAATGAAAATCTATACGGTGAAACTGCAGAAGCCTTTCATTTATCTCATGAACTTGCACATTTCAGCGCCTCTCATTTTGAATTTTCAGTTTTGTACGATACTTCTACAACTTTTCACTCAAAATTTGAGACAGAAGCAGATAAAGTAGCTATTCTAATTCTATTAAATATCTATATTGAGAACGAACTGACTGATGAATCTCAGTTTAATCTCGAAAAATTTATGGAATATTATTCTATTCAGAATAAGCTCAGATACACTTGTTATGCTGTCTGCCAATGCTATTTTAAGAAAAAATATTCTTACGCAAGGCAATATGTATGAATACATCAAGAATTATTAAAGAAATCGTTTTCAGTAATACATTAAAAAAAGCTCGTGCCGCAACACGGACTATCCTGACCTCTTTTAAGATTGGGAAATCTATTATATCAAAGGAGGAAAATCTTTGAAAAAATTTTTTGTGACAATACTCAAATATCTTGCACTTATTATAGGAGTTTTATCTTGTCTAATGTCATTCATTGTTTTGCCTGTCACACTTGTTTTTTTACCCCTTGGAATTTTTTTAATTTTTATGGGTTTAAAACCAGTTGAATACCTTGATGGAACAATTGCAAAAAGAAAAAAAGAAGAAAAAGAACTGGCAGAAAAAGAGCAAAAAGAAGAACTAAATAGAATGATTAGGCAACTTGAAAAAGAGGATTTATCCAAAAGAGCAGCATTAATTGATGGGGTCAATCTAAAATCTAATGAATTTTGTTACTATACGCCTAAACAGAGAGTCAAATGGCAAGAGCAGAAAACTAGAACGGTTCGAACTAATTATTCAGGCTTATCTTCTAATATTAGAATTGCTAAAGGCTTGAATTATAGAATGGGATCAATTAAACATAATTCGAACAAAGTAACAGAATGGAACGATGTATTTATTGGGGTACCATTTTTGACTAATAAAAGAATAATTTTTGTTAACGAGAATGGAATGAAAGTTATTAACCTTTCTAATATAGTTGGTATAAAGGCCTTCTCAGATGGAACACACCTGTATAGAGAATCCGGAAAAATTATATTACTGCGTGATTTTGACGCGACAGAGTTCAATGTGATTTTAAATAGAATATTAAATAAAGATTTTGAAGCACACTAAAAAACACGCCCCACCGTCCAGAGTAAGAGCGTGCTTTTAGAAAACAAACCTATATAGGTCTATTTGTTATGCCTATTATAGCAAATGATAGGAGATGTTAAAAGTGTGGGTTGAACAAACCAAAGATGGGCGATTCAAGTTTATTGAAAGATATGTAGATCCTTATACAGAAAAAACACGGAAAAAATCTACAACGCTTACAAGTAATTCACCACAAGCGTGGAAAAAAGCTCAGAAAATTCTAGATAAAAAAATTAAAGAAGCACTCGAAGATTACAATAAATCAGATATCACTTTTGGTGAGCTGTATAAAGAATGGTATGAATATTATAAGCAGCATGTTAAACGTACTAGCTATTTGAAGGTTCCAATGATGATGAAACATGTTTCTAAGCACATAAGCGATGATACGATCGTTAGAAACATTGATGAGACACTCATTAATAAGATAATTGAAGATATGTATACGTTTGGTGACCTCTCACTGAACTACACAAAACAAACAAAAACAACTCTATCTGTTATGCTAAACTATGCAATCGATAGAAAATACATTCAAAGAAACCCTGCGCTAGCAGTTAAAATCCATCCTAAAAAAGTGGAAGAAGAAAAAAGAAGGCTTTCTATGAATAAAAAATATCTGGAGAAAGAAGAAATTGATCAAATACTGAAACAGCTATACTCCAATCCTCGCAGAAAACTACACGGCATAATAGCTGAGTTTCTATATTTAACTGGTTTGAGATATGGGGAATTGCTAGCTTTGCAAATGAAGGACTATGAGGATGGGAAAATTTCCATTAATGGGACCTTAGATTACACATCTGTGAAAATGGATAATGCTATAAAAACAACTCCAAAAAATACTTATTCGCAACGTGAAGTGCAATTACCCAATCGTGCAAAAGAATTGATTGAAAGTGTGATAGCTGACAATATTCTTGCAGGTAGACCCACAGATCCCGATCAATATATATTTATATCTACAAGTGGCACTCCGCTTACGCTGCACTCATTTAACGCTATACTCCATAAAGTAGAGGAAGAGTTGGAATTAGAAAAAAGTCTATCCTCACATATATTCAGACATAGCCACGTTTCACTATTATCTGAATTAGGCGTACCTCTTAAAGCCATTATGGAGCGTGTAGGGCATTCTGATGCAAACACAACTCTGTCTATTTATAACCATGTAACAAAAAGAGCCAAACAACAAGTAATTGATAAACTAAATAGCCTTTGA